GGATACCGCGAAGGTCAGTGGGCTCCATCTGTGCAAGGCGAAGGTCGACGACCCCTTGCCAGTTAGATACATGCTCAGACAATAGCTTGCTTGTCTGGAACACAACCTCGGACTTGCCGATGCCCGATGGGCCACGCAAGAAAGTTGTACGGGCTCGTGTGTTGTCGTTGAGGTAACGCTTAACGAGGATGGGGGTAACGTGTGCAATACGCATGATAATTTCCTATAAGTGAACAAGTTGAAAGGTGCCGATGAACCGCATCGGCTACGGGTAATCCCATGGGATTAGTTTAGGGGAGAAACGGGCATGCCGTCAACAACGTCAGTTGGTGCGGCCTCAGCGGCGGCACGTGCTTCTTGCTCTTGAGCTTGCGCTTGTTGGATGATGTTGTCGATCATTCCACGCATAAGACCATGAGGGCCTGCGTCGAGGGTACGCAACAAAACCTGCAATGCGTTAGCATCAAGATTCATCTCGAGTTTGATTTGGTAGTTCATAAGTTTCCTTGGGTTAATAAGTACCTGCGGCTAAGCAGGCATACAGTTTACTCTCAGTCAGAGTTCAGTGCAAGCTCAGCGTACTGAGCCGGTGTAAATTGTTTGAGTGATATGTTGTTCATAGTCGACTCACGCTTGACATGCTTGTAGCGTTTGTTGTTCCAGTCGTATGTTACCTCTTCAGCTTGACACAACAGCGGGAATAGTTGCATAGCTACGTCAGTCGGTAATACAAGCCCAGAACCACCGAGCTCAACGATGCAGTATGTTTCAGGCTTGGCCATGATTACTCCAGACGCAGGACTTCTAAGCCCTTGCCATCATTGGTCAGTGACGATGTTGTAGCACCAGAGCCAAACAACTTGGCACAACGTGACGACACAGACGAACGCAGTGACTGCATAGGTAATCCGTCAGGCAAAGCGATGACCGCTGACTGACCAACACCTAGGGTGTCAATGACTGCTCGGTAGTCGACAACACCACGCACGTCAACCACTGGCTTAGCAGACTTCTTAGGTGCGATGACAAGCTCGCCATACTCATAGCCCTCGGGTGAAATGATCTTGAGATCACAGCCTAAGTTAGTGAGCTGATTGGCAAGGCGTTCGATGGTTTTTTCTGTGATTGACATGGCTTAGTCCTCTAACATTGAGTTGATTGAATCGAGTAATGCAGTTGTCTGAATGTTGACCTCTCGACGTTTCTCGGGGTCGTCACGCAGTTGTTGTGGGTGTGGCGTTGTGTCCGCCACTGTCTTAGCTAGCGACAAGATGTCGTCAGGCAAGATGCCTGCGAAGTCATGAAGCAAGTTAATTTCTTCAGCAATGTTCTCGCACACTGAGTCACGGAAGATCGGTGAACGTACCTCAACGGCACCGGTTTTCTTGTTGATGATCTCGCGGTCAGTGCGGCCAGTCACCTCATGTAAGCGAGCGACAACTTCCTTCAGACGCTCCAGTGGTGCACGCAGTACAGCATTCATGGATTCCTTGGTCGCGTCCTCCACTTGTTGCCTGAGTGTGTTGAGCTCGTCTTCCTGCATAGCTACACGGAAGTCGGTCATGTCAGTGATCGGGCGGTAGTTGATACGAAACCGGAATGCACTACGCAAGTCAGTCAGGTCAGGGTAAGCGTTGGGGTCGAACAGCTCACCTTGGCTAGCTTGTGCATGCATCATGACGTTGCCCCAGTTGTTGAGGAACGCAGTCACAGCCTGCTCGAACTCGATCTCGAACTTACCCATGCGCTCAGTGAACTGCATGAAGCGTGCCGAGGGGAGCATGTCCTGACCTCTGTCCCACGGGTAGGTTGTGCTCTCGATGTAGGCACGGGCTTGTGACTCGACCATGTTGATCGGTTGCACCAGTGACTTGGGATACAAGTCCTTGCGGTACTGGCCTGCACCATGGGCGTTGTTGGCACGCTCAGCGTCTGAGGTAGCCTTGGCATCCTTCTGAGTCATCTGTGGTTTGCTGACTGACAGGGACACTAGCAATGCGTGATCTTTGATAGACATAAAATTCTCCAGTTAAAAAGTTAATCCCGTGGGATTAAAGGGCGTCACGGATGACGGTGCGGACAGCTTCCTCGAAGTCACCGCCTGAGAAGTTGGGCTCATAGTCAGTGAGTTTCTGGTCGACAACATCGTCGATCTTGGAGTCGAAGTCGAAGTCGTTCATGGCGTCCTCTACCTTTGACTCGACCTGATCGTCGATGTAGACAGCCGTCGCGTTATGCACAGCCTCGCGGGTCTGGTCGTCGTCGTTGAGTAACTCAATGAGTGAACTACGTAATGCCTCTGCGTCAAGCGCAAGCACTGCCTGAGTCTCAGCTTTCATCTTGCTGATGACTGCGTCTGCAACGTCCGACACAAGTTTGTCGTACACGCCACCAAAAATTGATAACAGTTGTGATTGATCCATGATGATCTCCAGTGAATAAGTAAAGTGAACAAGTTAATCCCACGGGATTACGGAAAGAACAAGGGGTGTGGGCGATCCCCTAGTCCATAGTCATTATTGTACCACTATGTGGTATGGATGTCAAGTCAAAGGGCTAGCTCTAATTGTCCGGGATGCAACGACCTGCGTTTCTCCCATTCCAATTCCTTGATAGCCTCGTTGATTGTGTCGATCTTGTCCTCAACCAAGTCAGTGTCAAGCGGCAGGGAACTCTCGTACCCACTTGTGTTGTACTGATGCTCGAAGTCAGGCTTGCCGTCAATCATCTCAGTTACCTCAAGAGTTACCCAGTGCCAGTCATCGTCGTACCAACCCTTGAGATACTTGTAGTCCTGCTCGACCGCCTTGGTGCAATCCTCGGCACCTTTGTGCCCCCATTCCCTGCGTGCAACGTCTAGCGTCGAGAAGAAGTCGTAGTACAGACGTCGTACTGTGCGACCTGTGTTTGTAAACAGTGGTTTCAGCATCCGCAGGCGTGTCTCTTCCTCAAGGTCAGGTTCCTCGTCGACGATGTGCTGCTCCATCTGCTCGGCATTGAGCGGGTTCCAGTCCATCTCGACCACAATCCCGTGGCAGTCCGACCACTCGAGCGGGGAGCCCATGTCATAGTCTTGGTACCAACGCACTCGGTACACCTTGCCGCACTTGTGCGTGAACATTTCCTCATGTGTGATGTCGTCGTCATAGCTCATGATGTTTCCTTAAACAAAGTTTGATCTACGGGTCAGCTCGATGTAGTTGTCCACGTACACGTGGATGTTGTCGTCATGTACACCGCTCTGTTGCTCGACGTCATCGTCTTCCTCGCCTAAGCGCAAGAACACAAACGCACCCTCGTACCCATCCCGTGCAAGTTTCATGAGTTTCTCTTGCATGTCAACCCATGGCGTCGACTCGTACCACTTCACGTCCTCGTAATGCACACGTATCTGGTACGGAAAGTCCACGTCGTGTTCGTCGTAGTGAAAGTCGAAGTCGTTGATTACCTCGAGCCCGTACTGCACCTCGGATGCAACGAGCTTAGCTTCCAAGTGGAATGCGTTGCGGTGATCCTGCGTCTTAAATAGTATTACGTACTTTACGTCTGATCTGTAACCCATAATAGTTCCTTTCTTAATCCCGTGGGATTAGTTACCTTTGATGAAAAACAAGATGACCTTCTGCGTTGCACCATAGTGCCCAGTAATGTCGTCGAACGAGAATTCCTCACGAGAATCGTCAACCACAGACATGTGGGAATACACCCACAAGTTGTCGTCAGCGTCCCGCCAGTCGTCGGTGCTTGCACTGAACCATTCGTCGATGAGGGTTTGTTCCTCGTCGTTAAGCCCAGTCGAGTCAGCGTTGATGAGACACGGCAAAGCAAACTCACCGATCTCATATTCGAAAGTTTCATAAACAGTAAAAGTCATCATGGTCTCCAGTAAAACAAGTCAAGTAAAAGCACAATAAAACACAGCAGGAAAACAACCCGCTCTACCTTCTCAATTTTTGTCAGCATTGTCGTCCTCCGGTTTGTCAATGACCTCGACGCGCAAAATCCGCACGCCCTCGAAAATTTCCACGACCTCGTACTCAATGGCGAAGTAGTCAAGCAATTTATAAAGCTCTTGGGGTGTCATGACTTGAGCTCCCCAAAAAACTCGTACAGTTCCTGATAAATGGCGTCGACATCTGCGTCGCCTGCCACGACGTCGCACTCCGTACTACGCATTGCTTCCCGTGCTTCTTCCTCGGTAGCGTTGTCGTCCATCTCCACATAAACGGTTTTGAAAACCGTGACCATCATTACGCCCTGATACTTTTTCATTTCAATTCTCCGAAAAGGGTATACGTTGCTGTGAAGTCATTGCCGTCGAGTGTGTCAGCCACACGCAAGTTCTCACTCTCACGCACATGTGCCTGAATAGCAAGCAATGCATCGGCAAGGCGTTCCTGCCAACCCTCACCCGCATCAAAGCCAATGTTCAAAATAATTTGGTTAGTCTCATTCATCTCAGTTCCTCTCTAATAAAGTCAAGTGCTTCACGTTTCGTGTCAAATGCTAGGTAGTCACCATTGGCGTCGATGTACTCAGCCGAAAAGGTTTTGCCGTAGATCGCCCAGATGTCACCGGATTTCTCCGGTTCCCAATAACTGGGGTCATGCAACCCGCCTTCCTTGCGTATCTCATGGACAAGTCGCAGGCATGTGCCCTCGTCAGCGCCAGTCAATTCAGCAAGGTCGTTGGGATGGTTGTCCTCGAGCAAACGGATGATTAACTTCTTAAGTCGTTGCATTTCTAAACTCCGTCGCAAATTTCATCGCTTGATACCAGACCTCGAATGCATCGGCAATCGACGTGTAATACTCAGACATGGAATCGTAAAACTCACGACTCGAGCGGTACTCAGGGTCAACGGATACAAACCGCACAACCTCTTCCCGTGGTGCGACTGCTACCGCACTGCAATATGCGTCGACAAACGCAACCTCTGAAAGTGTCAGATCACGTTGGTGCGGTATTTCCTTGACTGCAATTACAGTCTGATCCCAGTGCGAGTCAGAGCCTATGTCGCCAGTTTCCAAGGGACTCATGATGTCACCGGCACAAGCGATAGCGCCCTCTTTACTGTATGCATTTACAGTGTGAAGTTTTGTCACAGTTGAATAGACTGTGATCTGGTAGGTTTTCATTTTGTTTTCCATGATGTTTCCTTTAATCCCGTGGGATTAGTTGTTGGTGTGAAGGGCGACGTAACCGGCAACTGTTGCACGCATCTGCTTCACGGGGAAGTCAGACACGACAAAGATGAAGTCAAGCATTTCATGGCATGCGGCCAAGAACGCAGGGTTATCGTACGATGCGGCAAGGGCTGAACTGGGGTGAATGTCCTGCGACACGTTGCGAATGCATGTCTCAAGCTGTACCCGTGCATGGTGTAAAAGTGTGAACCTTGTCTCATCATGCAAGCGCGGGCGAAGTGCGGCATTGTGGAGGTTTTCCATAGCCTCGTCGTAATTCTGGCCATACTGGCAAGCCTCTGCACGATGTGGTCTAGTAAGTGATTGCGTCTTGAGGTCGTTTGCATTGGCATTCCACTTGTAACGTGTGCGGTATGTAGCCTCGAAGCAACCAGTGCGGTAAATTTTCTTGACGGCAACGTCATAGGGAAAACCCGCATCCTTCTGCTGTTCTAAAAAGGCATTGAAGTAAAGCTGTTTGTGACGCCTAGTCGTTGGCGAAAACCCGTTGACGTGCAACCAGAGCTCAATGTTGTCTGTATGGTTGTTGTGCACTAACTGGGCAACTTCTGTGCTGTATGAATAACCCACGGCAAGCACATCGAAGTGCCCGCCTGAATCCATGTTTATTGAGCTTTGCTGTGAAAGTGTCGGATTGCGTGCAGACATGTTGGTGCCTACACCCAGTGAGCGCATTTCTGTGCCCACTAGCTTTTTAGCCGCAGACGCAAAGCGTGCGGCAACTTGTGCATTAGTTGTCATGATGATCTCCAGTGATACGTATATAAGTGAGGGAGTTGCTAATCCCGTGGGATTAACGCTTTACCGAATCGGGGTGCTTGAAGGCGCTTTCCGACTCGATGGATACATTGTACCATGATGTGGTGTGGTTGTCAAGTCGTGGAGAATATGTCGTGTGCGTGTTGGTGATTAGTTGGGGGAATAGTTGGATTAGTCGGGAAATTAGTTGGCGCAAAATTCGTAAGTCGTTGATTTGCAAGGCTTTAGTAAATTAGTTGGGTTTTCCAGCAAGAGAGAGAATTCTTGGAGGGGGTAGGGGGGGTTGAGGGCTTGGAGGGGTTGAATGCTACTGGAATTTAACTTTTCCTCTCTTGAAATAGCTAACTAATAAATAATTTACTATTTAATAAAATATATATACCCCCTATGCCGAACCCATGCCGGAAAAAGTCCTTTAAAATCAACAACTTAGCTCATCCACACCACATATGGCCAATTTAACGTTGAAATAGTTTAGCAAATGTAAGTTTCGTGTAATCTAAAATCACCCTAAATTAGTGGTCACTTCGCCCGCAACCCGCATGAATCCTCATTTGTTGTGTATCTACAACATTACTGGCATTGTGGTTAATCCCGTGGGATTAGGGGGGGTATGCCGAACGGGGCTTTTACGTCGCTCATACGTCATACGTCAGCCATACATCGCCCATACGTCGTACGTCGTCGCATACTGGGCCGCGAAGATGATAGTAGTGTGATGCACACGCATGCGTGATGATAGTAGTTTGGTATTGGGATTTTTTGGCGAAAAAAAAAAGCCCCCTTGCGGGGGCTTGGCCGGTTTACCGGTTGGTTAAATTGACGCGGCACCTTTTACAGTTTTGCCCTTGGCGGCTTTGTTGACCGAATAACCAAGGGTTATCAAGTGAGCCACAATGCGCGGGTGAAAAACCGAATCTTTGAAATAACCCTCAAGATCGTCAAGCCATGCCGAAAATTTATCGGTTTCGGTTTTGACCATATCGGGTGCCGCGGGTGCCGCGGGTGTTGCCGCGGCTTTGGGTTTTGAGCCGCCTCCCGCCTTGCGTCCAATACCATGCGTTTCGCGCACTTGCTTTGCCGCGTCCTTCATTGCATGCTTTGGCATGTTGACCGCCTCCGCCGCTGTTACTGGTGTATCCACTTTTTTGCCGTCTTTGCCAATAGTGTTAACCATAACGTGACAAGTGCTACCCGCGTGAAGGGTCAACGCGTCAACGAACAATGATTTTACATTGTGCCCCGCGGCTTGAAAATCTGCCGCATAAAGTGCCACAACATTTGCGATTCGTTGACCCATGGGTTTTGTAGAATCTAACTGTTGGGCGGCTTTTGCCGCGGCTTCTTTGCACTTGGCAAGCATGCTTTGAGCGGCTTGTCCGGCTTCGTTGATTAACGTGCCAATTGACGCGTCACGGGTTGCCACTGTAACAGTGGCGGCTTTTTTTGCTTTGCTCATGTGAGCCTCCATTCAATAAACCACTTAGAAAAACCGCTAAGCCGGTCATGTCTCAATTGACATGCGTCAAGTATACCACAACTGGACAACATGTCCACCACAAGACCGCTAATCCCGCGGGATTAAGCAAAAAGATGTGATAGTAGTCGGGCCCATACATCGTTCGTCGTGCGTCGTGCGTCGCATACCGGAATGTTAGTGGAGACTAACTTAGCCCCGCTGTCAACCCCAAAAGATGATAGTAGTGATAGTTTTTGGCGAAAAAAAAGCCCGCGATTGCGGGCTGGCTTCAGAAGAAGAGGACGTCAAAATAGTGTAGTGCTAGCGCAGTGAGCGCTAAGCCCACTGCGACTGCGCTCAAGATGTCAAGAGCACACGATTTCATAAACTGCGACCTCTTCCAATTTGGTGCCGGTCTGAACCTTTTTGCAGGACTCGGAACCGTCTGCGATGTTGGCTTCGACTCGCAAGATCACGTCCACTGTGCCGATTGTGGCTGAGAACCGGTAAACGCGTGAAGCGCAATATTCGAGCGCGTAATCATGAGAACCGATGGCATTGAAACCATAGGTGCCGATTGACTCGAGCAAAGCAGGGACTGCACCATCTCGCAGGGAGTTAACTGTATCCTCAATTGTGACGTGCAATTCATTGCGATAAATGCCAGAATATCCAAGCCATGTTGAGGGACGTGCCGCAAAATGTTTTGAGAATCCGATTTGCTTTGCGCTTTCAATTACCGCGTTAACCACAGCATAAGCCGTGGAAAACTCTTTGGCTTGCGCTTGCAACTCAGCCAAATCTTTGCGCTTTTCTGCGATTGCTTCGCGCTTTTCTGCGATTGCACGGGAAAATGAAACGGGTTTCGCAATTCTAGCCATGATGAAATCCTTAATAAGTTAATGAGTTAATTTCTGTTTGGTCTCTTTCGCCCATGGGGAAATTATAACGGGTTTTGCCATTTAATTGTGGGTTTGACCCTTAATTCTGGATGATTGAGTGATAGTAGTAGCCACCCCCCACAGGCCCCCCGACCCACCCCCACCCATACCCCAGCCTTATCCGTGGCTCTCATAACAAGGCCAATTTTTTAAGGTACCCCATCCACACAACATACCCACAATTTAAATTTCCCAAAATTTTATACCTATTTTTTATTTCCAAACACATATACAATATCCCGGCTGGTTAAGCGCACAGGGTTCGGAGATACTTTCGAGCACCGCGTCGGGTTGGGGGTTCCTAGCCGCCAGCATTCATGTTACATTCCGCCCATGAACAATTCAATCAACGCCGATCAGGTGTTGCGCGAACTTGCACTTGCCATAGCCAGAAATAACGTGGGGGCCATGCGCCCGATCGCTGAGATTCTTGCAGGTGAAGGCTTGACGCAACAAGAATATGACGCTATCTCTGTGAACCCACAGTTCAAGAGGTATGTGGACAGCTATACCAAGGAAATGCAGGACAATGGGTTCTCATTTGCTGCAAAAGCACGCATCCTTGCTGAAGATTTGCTCCCTAATGCGTACCATATGGTCAAAGACCCCGACATTCCTGCTGCAGTTAGGGTCAAAATCATCGAAAATCTGGTCGAATGGGGTGAATTGAAGCCTAAAAACAGTGCAATTTCGACTGCTGGCCCCGGTTTTTCGATCACAATTAACCTGCCAAACACTGCAAATTCGGCACCACAAACCATCGTTTTAGAGGCTGAAACGCCCGAAAAACCCCTCGAAATTGCAGAAAATGTGCAAAAACCGGCTTTAATTTTGCTTGAAGACGAAAATTACGAATACGCAGGGGACGACTACTTATGAGCGTTAATTACACCCCCGTAAAGTCCGTAACGCCATACCTCCTCTCAGAAAAATTCCAATCGTTCATTGTTGGGCCAGTAGGTTCGACAAAGACCACCGCGTCCTTGATGAAGATTCCCATCGAGGCTCGCAAAGTCGCAGCATGCGCGGATGGTATTCGCCGCTCCAGATGTGCAGTGGTACGTAACACGCGTCAGATGTTGCTGGACTCGACCATTAAGGATTTCTTGGGGCTGTTCCCCGAGGGGCAGGCTGGGGTTTACCACCGCACGGAGCTGCGCTTCACGCTTCGCTTTGATGACGTCGAGTGCGACGTGCTGTTCAGGGGTTTGGATGACGCCAACGACGTGCGTCGTCTCTTGTCACTGCAACTTTCCTTTGCCATGGTGGACGAGGTGCGTGAGATTAACTCAGACGTGTTCGACGCGCTGACTGGTCGTCTGGGCCGGTATCCCAACGGGATGATGGTGCCGCACCGCCCGCAGTGGGGAGTCGATGAGAAGGGCAACGCCGTGCAGGGTTGCGTGGATGACACCGGTAAACAAGTCAAAAAAGTCTGGGGTGCGACTAACCCGCCGGACATGGACGCACACTGGGAGCAGTACCTCACCAACGCTGACCCTGAGAAAGTTCACGTGACCATACAGCCCTCGGGTCTGAGCGAAGAGGCGGACTGGGTGCAACACTTGCCATCGAACTACTACGAGGATTTGTGCGAGGGTAAGAGCGAGGACTGGGTAGACGTGTACGTGCATGGTAAGTGGGGCAGGTCTCTGTCCGGCACGCCGGTGTATCAGAAGACGTTCACGCAGGACTTCCACGTGGCCAAGGACAACTTGCGGCCTATACAGAACTCGGACTACCCCATCACCATCGGGATCGACTTTGGCCGCACACCCGCGGCAGTGTTCATGCAGCGTGACCCGCGTGGTCGGGTACTGGTGCTCTCAGAGCTCACCAGCGAGAACATGGGCATCGAGACGTTTATCACCACACGCCTGCAGCCGCATATTTCCAACACATACCCGGGGTATCAGTTCGTGGCAGCACCTGACCCAGCAGGATTTATGAAACAGCAGCTTAACGAGATGACGCTCGTGGACGCGCTGAAAAACGCGGGGTTTAAGTGTGTTAAGCCGCCGACCAACAAGCCAGACCTTCGCATTGAGGCTGTGGAAAGATTGCTTTCTAAGCAGCTAGAGGGTAAGGCGATGTTCCTCATAGACCCGCGTTGTTCCTCGCTGATAAAAGGTTTCCGCTCTGGCTACCGGTACAAGGTGAAGAAAAACGGTGAGATGGAGGACAGCCCTGACAAGAACGAGTCGAGCCACATCCACGACGCGCTGCAGTACGGGGCGTCAGTCATCGACATGAATATCAGAGGGCTGGGACTTGAGGCTAAACGTCGTGAAGTGAAAAAAATGCGATACGCATACACTTGACCGCTTGACACGGCAGCGTACAATGCGGTAACTATTTAAGGACGACTGATGGCTACAGGTATTGCTCTCATTCCAGTTGCCCGCGCA